GGTAAATTAACGTGGGGAGTCACACCAACATATTCTACTTTAACTACTGACATTGGGACACAAGCTAAATTATTTACATCCAATAAAGACAAACTAGAGGCAGCTCCACAAGCCAGTTTTGGTGTAAATACATGGATAACTGCATTTAATGGTGGTCAACAATTATTTGATGAACGATACAAACCAGCGGGATTGAAGTTTATGCCTAATTATGAAAAAAGATATAGTGCTACTGGACAATTTATAGATGACGGACCTCTTGCATCCAATGCATATCTTAAGTAAATCAGAATTTTGTCAATATTTATCAATCGTCACTTGTTTCGCGATTTTTTTTATGATTTTTGTGTCTTTTTCATAATCATTGTCTCCTTTTCCCCCCATGGCTTCATAGACAATTTTATTGTATTGACTACTTTTCTTTGAATCATATTCTTCACAATCAGGATATTTCTCTCTAAAAGCCTTTAACATACAAATATTTTTATGAGCAATCATACGTATGGCTTTTCGCATTTTCTTATTATTCTCATCTTCTTTTTCCCATATATTTTCGTCTTTTACATACATAACTTCTCTCTTTTGATCGGCACAATGAACCGGGCGTTTATTTACATCTAGTGCTTTCAAATTTTTTATGATTATATTGGATATACCTTCAATATAACCGACTTTTCCTACATTTTCTAGATCAGAAACTTGCAATTTTACTGATTCAACAAAATCACTCATATTCATCGCATCTTTGCATGTTTCATTCAAAAAAACCTGTAAATTGAAAGTTTTGTTATTACTGTTTACATTATTCACATTATTGCTATTGACAATATTATTAGAGGTTCCATTTTTACATAATTCAATAACTGATTTTTGAATATCTGTGTTTGTTTTCACTAATTCACAGATTAAATTCGTTAAATTTGCAAAATCAGTTGATTGTAGCGAAGTGTTTGCGGTGTTTGCCTTGTTATTACAAGAACTCTCAATGTTGATTATTTCATTTTGAGATGATGATGACGAGGATGATGCAAAAATGTTGCATTTCTTTTGATGTTTCCATATCCCTGAAGAAGTTGCATATATCTTTCCACAACAACAAGAATGTGACGACAAATTTTCTATATCATCATTTTGTGAAATAAGTAAGTTTTTTGTAAGTTTTTTTAAGTTTTTTATTTCCATTTTATTTCCATTTTCATTGTTTATATGTTTATCAGTTGCTAAATGTCTTGACCAATCAATCTTCATATAGCATTTAAAGTCACAATATTCGCATTCAAATCTTGGTAAGTTTTTTTTAAGTTTTTTTATTTCCATTATTTCCATATATTTCCAATAGAAAAAAAATGTCTAAATACTTATACATTGAAATTTAAAAATCACAATCACAAAATGAAAATTATTTTTTTGGTAACCACATGCTAATTTTTCGTTTCAGTCACAAACATTGTTTTTCTCCAAGACTTTTTGGGGTTTTTGAAAAATGGACAAAAAAAATGTCCAAAATTGAAAACCCAAAATACTTTTGGATAACTTTTTTCGTTAAAATATAATAAATTCTCCGAAGGGCTTAAAGAAAATATACTACCTTAACCTTTTTCAATCCCGACTACCTTAGCTATTTTCTTGATGATTTTGGTGTCCTTTTCATAATCATTATCTCCTTTTCCTCCCATAGATTCATAGATAATTGTATTGTATTGACTATTTTTTTTGGAATCATATTCTTCGCAATCAGGATACTTCTCTCTGTATGCTTTGAACATACATATATTTTTATGAGCAATCTTTCGAATAGCTTTCCTTAATCTTTTATTTGCTTCATCTTCCTTTTCCCAAACATTGTCTTCTTTTACATAGATTACTTCTCTTTTTTGATCAGTACAATGAACAGGACGTTTTTCCACTTCTAGGGCCTGTAAATTTTTAATAATTATATTGGAAATTCCTTCAATATAGCCAACCTTTCCTACATTCTCTAAATCGGAGACCTGCAATTGTAGTGATTCTATAAAATCGCTAATATTCATAGCATCTTTGCATGTTTCATTCAAAAAAACCTGTAAATTGAATGTTTTGTTATTTGAATTGATGTTGTTATTGTTATTGACATTGTGAATAGTATTATTTGTTCCATTTTTTATTATTTGCATAAGTTCTTTGTTTTGATTTATCAACATAAGTATTAAATCTTTATCAGATAAATCATCTGTTTTAATTTGTGATAACTGACATTTTTTTTTGTGCCTATAATAACCACTATCATATTTATAAATATTACCACATTCACATATATATTGGGCGACTTTTGGCGACTTTTCACTATCATTCACTACCATTTTACTATCATTTTCACGTTTTTTGTGTTTATCAGTTGATAAATGTTTAGTGTAATCAGACAGTTTACACGTTGTATAATAACACACTTCACAATTAAAATTTTTACATTGTTTTGGCGACTTTTTACTATCATTTACTATCATTTTATTGCTAAAAGAAAATAATTTCTAGGCTTTTAATAAAAATAAAAATAAATTTTATCATAACAAAACAAAATTTATTTTTTCTGTGTTCACATCTTAAAATTCACTTATGGTAACAAACATTGTTTTTTCTCCAAGACTTTTTGGGGTTTTTGAAAAATGGACAAAAAAAATGTCCAAAATTGAAAATCCCAAAATACTTTTGGGAAAAAAAATAAAGTTAATATAATAAATTCCCCAAAAGGCTTAAAGCCTGTTTCTAATTAACAAGAACATTATCTTCATTTATGCTAATGGTTTTTATTATCTAAAATATTTGTATTTTCTTTTAAGAATTTTTTTTCTTCTTCTGATAATTGTGAATATGATAAATCAAATAGGGATAATGGGTTTTTTGGCAATTTATCTGGGCTTGTATCTTCATTAATATTTTTTTCAATATTGTCGTCGAACTTAAATATTATTACATTAAATTGATCGGGAGAAAATGCGTCATTATATAAGTCATCATCTACTAGTGCATCTTGTGCATCGTATAAATTATATTTACGTCCATTGTCAAATTTTTTATAAAAACGGTTAACAGTAACTGGCTTTCTCCATGGATCGTTTGCTACCATTATATCTTTTTCCCACATAATATCCATAATATAAGCGCCGGACGCAGGATGTTTTCGTTCCTTATTAATATTTATATTACCAATGAATAAAAAAACAGGACCACTATCATAAACGTTATGCATTACCAAATATTTTTTTCCTTCTTCGATTTCTTTGGGAGAATTTACTCGGTGTATCGTTATACCTAAATTTTCATCTAAAGAATTAATAAGTTTGTCATCCTTCCAATAACCTAATATTTTGTTACCATCTTTGTAAGTCATTATACCGCCACCGTTTTTTTTATGGTCATTAGAATCATATAATTTGCCTTCAAAAACATCACCATTTGCATAAGTCATTTTACCATAATCATCCTCGTCATTAATAATATTCCATTTACCTATATAAACATTGTCTACATAAATTTCTTCTACTCCACCGCCCCATTTTGTATTTTTTGTTTTTTTCTTTTTTATTATTGTAATGTTATTTAGTTTTCTATATTTTTTAGTTTTTTGTATCTTTCTTTTGCTTGTTGTAATATTTAGTTTTCTATATTTTTTACTTTTTTGTATCTTTTTTTTTCTTGTTGTAATGTTAGTTCTAAATTTTAGATTCATGTATATATTATATATTATATATAATATATATAAATAAATTATTTACACTTATATTGTATTACTTATATTTTATGATAAAATTTTCATGTAAAACGCCCGTTATACACATAAAAAATAACTAGTTATTATATAATATGTCCCTTATTGAACAAATTGGAATAGAAAATGTATTTAATTCTATTTTAGTAAATGAAAATGTAAGACCTGCTATGCTTGTTCAACCTGCAAATTACAATGAAGCAACCGGGAAAGACTCAAAAACAAAATCCATTATTGAAGCAATTAAAAAACAGTTTCCAACTTTATTATTTAGCGAAGATTACAAAACTTATCAAGGTGTAATTATTTCTAAAACTGATTACAACGGTCAAGAAATTTCATTAGAACGAATGGGTGAAATATTAGGATATCCTTGTTACCAAGATTTTAACGCGATTGATCCCACACACATTTCTTATTCTATAGACATTTACGTTAAACAAAAAAATACGAATGAAATCACATACTTATTTTCAAATGTATGTAAAGACGAAACAAATATAGACAAATTCAAAAGTTTTGCAGACAAAGCTAAAATAGCGTTAAATAAAAAAGAATACAAGGACATATTAAATGGTATTGAAATTGATAAGGTTGGTGTAGAAATAGAAAAAATTATACCTACTCAAGCAATTATAAATAAATTAATAAATAATATACAATTGCAACAAGATGAACTAAATAAAATCCAAAACATTTTATTCAATTTTGGGTTTAGTATGGAATTGCAACTTTATTTTTTAGAAAATTTTCAATATACTAATCCAATTCACAAAGGAATTTTATTAAGTTTGTTAGTGAATGAAGTAAATGATACTTTATCCCCATTTACACCATTACAAAATTATCCTGAACAAAAGAAACATGTATACAAAATTATTGAAGCCTGGGAAAAGGAGTTAATTGATATTTTAGAGAGAACAAAACAAAACCAACCTTTACATCAAAATGGAAATGGAAACAGAGGGAAAATGAAATCAAAAACAAAGCGCAGAAGAAAATTATCTTCAAAGACAAAAAGACGTTCGTCAAAGGTGGAAAGGTAAAACCAAAAGCAGCCAATTTTGCGCAACTTTTCCCAAAAGTTGCTAGGTAGCATACATCAAACCAGCGTTTCCACCAACAAACACTACCATATTAATTCGTTCTTCCATAACATAAAGATTGTAATTGTATTCATAAATTCTCCATGTAGGTTTATTAATACCAACAATGTCACCTGATTCTGGGTCGCAAATAGTTAATACTTGAGCCAATGGATCCAACGCTGGAATAACAGTTGTGAAATCCAATTGTACTTGATTAAAACGATTCATATTAATAGCACCAGACGGTTGAAGATCCAAAGGAGACGTGTTCAAACAGAAATTGTAACAATATAACCCCTCTGGTGCCGCACCAGCAGTTCTAGTATATTTTTCTATATAATTGAACACGCCAACATCCAGTATATTTTCTCTATATTGCCCATCTAGTAAAATACCCATACCAATTAATATTTCTTTAATATTTTGAGGAGTAAATGTCCCTGAAGTCATATAGCCAGTTAAAAGTCCGTCAGGGTTAATTCCAGGCCCAATAGTTTGACCAGTATTTAACACAAAATTTCCAGAACGGGGTGCAGGTGTCACGTCCGACGGTAAATAATTATATGGCCAGTTTGTATAATTGGTCCATTCATTTCGTAGATTAGCATCACTTCTTTGAAAGTAAAACATCCAGCTTGATATTAGACCAAGCGAATCTAGATCCACTTTGTTGGGTCCAGTTACATTATAAAATACCTTTTCATTTACTTGTTTGAATAAATATTTTTGCTCGTTTTTAGCAAATATACGTGATTCGTCGTTTGAGAGAAAACAATAAGTTGACATTAAATGTAAATTTGGAAACCACACACTACGTTGGTCTAAATAAGAGTTAATTCCCAAATTTATATCGGGTGGAGTTTGTAAAAATCTATACATTTGATTTTGATATTGATTAAAATTAGGCGCCACGTATGGGTAATTGTTAACAGAATCAAAGACATCTCTGATTTTGAACAATTCTCCTATGGGTCTGATTGTTACATAAATTTGCAATTCATTATATTGTAATGAAACCAAAGGAAACGCCATCTGCGTTTTTAATGTGAACCACGAATTCAATGGAATATACAATTGCCTTCCTCTTATAGAGGGTTCCGCGCCAGCAATGTTATCAGTATAATAAGAATTTGGATATGCGTTAACACGACTATTCGCGTTTGCGGGGTCAACTAAATCAGGGACTTGTCCAATCATTTCATAAAATAATTTCAATTTTTGACCAGTAAAATCCCTTCGCGCCATATTTAAAATGTAAGAGCCCGAATATTCCTGTAGTTTTTGATTACCGCAATTAATTGTTATTTTTTCAATCATCGTGGCTCCAATGTAATCTATCCATTTAAACTCATATGGCGCCCAATCGGTATATGAAACTTTTCCATCTTTATCAACATATTCTTGAGGAGGTAAAATTGGACTCCATATTGATGGTAAATCCAAGACAATATAAGTATCCATTAATAAATCGGCATATCTCGGAACTTTAAATTGAAATGTAGATGATTCCGCCAAACGCAAAGTTGTGGTGCCTTCAAAATCTATTCTGAATTTTTGCATACCAAAATTGGTATACTTTAAATACGCTGCTTTCCAAAAAGTTTTTGAAGGATTACCATTTAATATTACATTTTGTTGTCCACTTGATACTAAATTTAATAATCCACCAGCCATTTTATAATAATATTAGTAATTAATATAATTATATTATATTATTATTTAATTCTAAATAGGTAAATAATATTATTATATTATATTAAGTATGGTAAATCAAAATTTAAACTTGAACATGAAATCAATATATAATATGAATGAAGATTTTGTTTCTTATTTTATTTTAGCACTTATATTAATTATTGTAATTACTTATGTATCTTATATGATTTATTTGACAAGTCTTGAATCCAAAGAATGTAATTATTTAAACATGTTATATCCGTCAATAAATGGAAATATTAAACCTGTATCAAAGATTCAGAGTGATTGTAGTGGTAATTTATACGATTATTACATTAAAACCGCTTTTAATGCTTGTAGTGGAGGAAGTTATCAAAATGATTATGTTGATGTTTGTATTTTGAAAAGTATTCTCAAAGAAGGCGTTCGTTGTTTAGATTTTGAAATATACAATGTTGATAATAATCCAGTTGTATCTAGTAGCAGTTCTAATTCTAAAAATTATTATGTGAAAGAGACATTTAATAGTGTTAAATTTAGTGAAGTAATGAAAACAATAAGCAATTACGCTTTTTCAGGTGGGACTGTACCAAATCCATCAGATCCTTTAATTATTCATTTAAGAATTAAAAGTAATGAGCAAGCCGTCTACAGTAATTTAGCAAAGATATTTAAATCATATGATAATATCATGTTGGGTAAAAATTATAGTTATGAAAATCATGGAAAAAATATTGGCGCACAACCTTTAACATCCTTTATGAATAAAATTATTTTGATAGTAGATAAATCAAATAATTCTTATTTGGAAAATAAGGAATTTATGGAGTATGTGAATATGACTAGCAATTCAGTGTTTATGCGCGCATTATCGTATTATGACGTAAAAAACACTCCCGATATTAATGAATTAGAACAGTTTAATCAAAGGTGCATGACAATTGTTTATCCAGACGTTGGCGTAAATCCAAGCAATCCAAGCGGCATGTTATGTAGAGCCGCAGGATGTCAAATGGTTGCTATGCGTTATCAGTACGTAGACAATTTTTTGAAAGAAAACGCTAGTTTTTTTGATGATGGTGGTTATGCTTTTGTATTGAAGCCTGAAAATCTGCGTTATAAGCAAGTTACTATTCCAACGCCAACACCACAAAATCCAGCATATTCTTATAAAACAAGAAATGCTAGTAGCCAATATTATAATTTTAACTACTAATTCCACCTTTTCCACCTTTAGAAAAGGTGGAGCCAAAACAACTTTTAGAAAAAGTTGCGCAAAATCCTTAGATTTTTGGTTTTACCTTTTTACTTGCAATAAATATGACAGTAATTTGTTAATTAACACGAATATAATTTAAAAATTAATTGCATAATAAAAATAATGAAGTACCCATATATTTTGTTTTTTAGACGCGACGAGTATTCGTATATTGATGAATTTTTAGACACAAATAAAGATAAATTGTTATGTTCGGTTTTTATTGTGAATAAAAAAGAAGAATTAAACAAGTTATATGATTCAAATTATCATTTATTGGTGACTTTTGGTGAAAACGATAGTATTTATTACAAAGATGTAAATGATATTATTGCTGATAGAATGAGAAAAAGATGGTTGCATTTTAAAACGTTGGATGAGAACAACCTAAATGAGTTTAATAATTCCGTCAATTATTGCTACTTACATTCATGTGTTATTGCAAATGATATTGATAAGCGTCCTGTTTTCTCATTGTTTACAACGTGTTATAATTCTTATAACAAAATAATACGAGCTTACGATAGCATTACAACTCAAACCTTGAGAGACTGGGAATGGGTAATATTAGATGATTCACCGGACGATGCACATTTTGTATTTCTAAAAGAAACTTTTAAACATGATAAAAGAGTTCGGTTGTACAAACGAAGCGAGAATAACGGTAATATAGGAAATGTGAAAAATGAAGCGATTTCATTATGTCGCGGTAAATATTTATTGGAAATGGACCATGACGATGAAATTTTGCATTACGTTTTATCTGATGCTGCACACGTTTTTGATAGTGATAATGAAGTCGGTTTTGTTTATATGGATTTTATAAACATCTATGAGGATGGATCAAATTTTAGGTATGGTGATTTTTATGCGCTCGGATATTCAGGTTATTATAGACAAAAAATAAGAAATAAATGGGTATTTGTCTCAATGACACCTAATATTAATAATATTTCATTAAATCATATTGTAGGTGTGCCTAACCATCCAAGAATATGGAGGAGAAAAACTTTGATGGACATGGGAAATTTTTGCGAATATTTACCGATTTTGGATGATTATGAAGTATTGATTAGAACTGCGGTAAATACAAAAATTGCACGAATTCATAAATTAGGATATATTCAGTATATGAATAACAACAATAATAATTTTTCATTAATACGAAACTCGGAAATCAATAGAATTATATGGAATTTAAATAGTCAATGTTATCAACATTACAAAATAGATGAATACATGAAATCACATGATGCATATGAAGATGAAAATTATAGACATAACAACAGCCAAATATGGAAGCGAAAAAATTTTGAACATAAATATTGTAATAGTGTTATAAATTTGAATTATAAAAAACAATATTGTATATTAGGGTTGGATACTTTTTACAATAAGTTAGAGCAAATCAATTTTTTATATCAGGATAAAAACAACGATTTTATTTTATTAGATAATAAAGAAGATAGTGAGAAATTATGCAACATATTGGATGAACATAATTTTTCCGAAATGAAATGTTATAGTATGACAGACTGCAGCGAAGATGAATTGATTCAATATTTCAAGCTATTGTATAAAAGTTGTGATGACTATGCAATATTATTTGATAAAACAAAAAATTCAGTGGAAACAGAAACATTACCGGAAAAGTTACCAGAAAAGTTACCGGAAAAGCTACCGGAAAATTCAACAAAAGTTCAGGTGAATACGGGTAGTTGGAATGTAATCCACCACATGTCTTAAATAATCATTTATTTGCAAACAATATAAAGTTATATAGTTTTAGAAAAATAAAGTCGCCAAATGAAAGCATTTAATTTTTTGAATCAAAATAATAATTTAATAAATTATTATTTTTTTGATAAAAATTTTACAAATGAAGAAATAGAAAAAATAATAGAAATAACTAGAAAATATCAGGTAGTTGATGGAAAAGTGAATGCAATCGTAGATTATGATTATAGAAACTCTAAAGTAAGTTGGCTTCCCTTAAATGAAGAAACCAATTTTATTTATGAAAAATTAGTAAATTTATTAAAAATTGCAAACAAAGAGATGTGGAATTTTACTATTACAGATATAGTAGACAGTTTACAATTTGCAGAATACAATGATATTTCAGAGAATGGGAAAAATGGTTTTTTTGATTGGCATATAGACATTGGTAGTAATAATAATATGAGTACAAGAAAAATAAGTGTCATTGTTCAATTAACTGAACCAACAGAATACGAAGGCGGTGATTTAGAATTTATGATGGGACGTTCTACAACTAAAGCGCCAAAAGAAAAAGGCACCGTTATTTTTTTTCCATCGTATATACTTCACAAAGTAAACAATGTAACAAAAGGAACCAGAAAATCATTGGTTTTGTGGTTTCATGGACCACCGTTTGTATAAAATCTACCTTTTTCCACCTTTTTCCACCTTTAGAAAAGGTGGAGCCAAACTGCAAACCTTAGAAAAATGAAAATTTATTTTTCCTAGATTTTTTGGATTTACTTTTATTTTTCGGGTTGGCTTGGTGTTTGCGCGTTTTGCTTTTGACTGGTTTTTTTTCTTTATTTTTATCATTATTTACAAGCTCTTTAGCTTTTCCTTTTAAAGTCTCAGGTTTGTAATTTAAAAACCATTCTTCATAATCTCGCGTCCCTTTTTTGGCCTGGAGTTCTTTGAATTTCTTTGCCTTTTGGGCGCGCATTTCTTCAATAGACTCTTGATGACCGTAGCAAATAATACTAAACCTCTTCAGCAGCCCTTTTTGTTGTAATCTATTTTTTTGTTGTACATCAAAAAGAAATTTTGACATACATAAAATTCTCTCCGAGAATTCATTGTAATAATCACGGTTTGTATACAAAAATGACAAATAAAAACTCAACATAGTGTCTATTGTGGCTATTTTAACTTTCTGCCCATGAATTTTAAGAATATTATAACTATGACATGCAATTGGTTTATAAATAAACGCAACAGTATCGTTTTCTATTCGGACTTCATAATGTTCTGGAATAATTTCACCAATTGGTTTGTGATTAAGTATTTTTGCTTTATTAATGCCGACGTCTTTCAATCTTTCTACGACTATTTCAGCGGTTGTCTTTGGATCATGTGATATTACATCAAAATCAGCAACCTTTTCTAATTTTTTTTGTAAATTTTTCGGCATATATTGCGAATAGAGAGAAATAGCATAACCGCCAAAGAAAACAACTCCTTGGTTTACTAATGTATTTTTCACATTTTCGTAAATTTCATCTTCATTAGTTTTATCCTCCATTTCTCTCTGAAAATCTATATCATTGCAGTTAATGGATGTGAGTGGATAATTTTTATTTAATAATGCTAAACGTTTTAAAACCTTTTCCCATCTGGATATGTCTCCTGCAGGTCTAGAAAGTTCTAAATACATGGACATTCTCAAAAAATTAGGAGGTGCGTACAGTATTCCAGATACCCTAACAGACTCTTTTTTAATTGCAGTGTATATTTCTTTTGGAATCTGTGTTAAATCGGCAACAGGTATAAAATTGACAAACACTTTGTATGTGCCGTGATGTTGTCCAGATTTTGCTTCAACGTCAGTATACCCGTTTTTATAATACAAATCGGCTAATTCTTTTGCATCACTTAGAGCATCAGGTGTGAAAAAATCATAATCTGGTATTTCAACATCTTTATTGTAAAACTGGTCTTCTAAAGGTAATATATTGTTGATTGCGGTGCCTCCATAACAAATTAAGTTTTTGACTTTGATAAAATCTTCTACAATGACAATCATTTTTTTGATTTCTTCAGAATTAACAACACGCTTGGCTAGTTTTTCTTCCGCGTTATCAACAGCCATACGCAATATTGCTAATTCACAATCCTGGAAAGATAAACCCTTGCATACATTTTTGGCGGGAGGTTCATGATGTTTTGTAGATTTACTTCTTTTTTCTTTGTTTTTCATATTTTTAGTTTATTGTATCTATCTTATAATACGTAGATAAAATAAATCCACCTTTAGAAAAGGTGGAGCCAAATCGCTAAATTTTTGGTTTTACCTTTTTACAAAAAGGTAAAGTGGAGCCAAACTGATTTATCCTTTTGGGTTTACTTTTTCCATTTTCCTAAAAGGAAAACAATTTTGCGCAACTTTTCCTAAAAGTTGCTGTGGATAACAAGTCCCAAAATCTCACTCCCCATTTTAGCCATTAACTTACAAAATAACCCTTGTTTAAATTTGTTGGGTAAACTTACACTAATCGCATTCAAAAAATATATTTTATAAATAATAATTTTTTCTATCAAGTATCGTATATTCATTAAAAAATAATTATACAATGTCCAATCATTGACATAACTACACATTTGGGTTTGCGAACCACCTTTAATGAAAAAATTATGTATATCTAACATTCCAGAGAGAATTCTATGAAAATTCGTTTTCTCGTTTTTAACGTTTAGTATGTGACCAATTTTATCAAACCCAAGTAAGTCCATAAAGATTACCTTTCTCTCCCGACCGATTTTTGTTTTGTTGGTTTTGCAATTGAAAATATACGGATTCAGTCCATCCATGTATTTATTTTGATAAACCAAATTCCCATCAATAACAAAAGGAATATAACATGATTTGATAATAGAATCAAAAATTTCATCCACATCTCGGTACGTTTTTTTGACAATTTTTTTCCCATTTTTTACATTATTGAAAGCAATATAAAGCCTTTTAAATACTTTCTCACAAATATTGTTTGGGATACGGTGAACCAATTTTTGTTTCAAATTTTTAATCAAACTAAAGTTGTTTTGGTGTTTGAAATCATGCAACAACGATTCATACAAAGACGGCAACTCATCTAAAGCATCAATAAAATAGAGAAACCCTACTATTGAACCAATACTGCAACCGGATATTCGTTCCACTTTTATATATCGCATTGCTTCCATTTCTTTTATAAAATACAATGCACCTACTAGGTAACTACCGTTAAACAAACCACCGTCTAATATTAAATCTACCTTCATAGGTGTTTTATTTTCTTTGTTTTGTTTGATTTCAACTGGTAAATTTTCTATTAATTTATTGATATAACTGTTAATCATTGAATGATTATAATTATTGATTATATTTTTTATTGTTTTAATACGAAATAAATAGTTGTTGTAATAAAACAAACATAAATAAAATGTTAGTATATGTATATATTTATATTATTTTATACATATACTCTTATAATGACAACTCTTGTATCTGGATTTTTAACCAATGTAAACCAAAAAAACGATTGTAATATAGAACAATTTTATGAATTGGGAATTTTATTATTAAAAGCAAAAATACCAAAAATAATATTTGTAGATGAAGGAATGTATGAAAAAATTAAAGAATATGATGACGATTGTACGAAAATTATTTTAGTTGATAAAACTGATTACGAATTGTATCAATATATGAATAGTGACGTATTAACTAATTTTCATTTACATACAAATAATACAGGAAAAGATACAATTGAATTTATATTTACCATGTGTAATAAAACAGAGTGGATTAAACAAGCCATTGAATTGAATCATTTTAATACCGAACAATTTGTATGGGTTGATTTTGGAATTAGACATGTTTTTAATTGCGACGATGACAGTTACATAAGTATCGTGGAATCACTGAATGATAAAACATATGAAAATGTTAGAATAGCTAGTATATGGAATTTACAAAATGTATACAATCTGAATATTTGGAAAGATATTATATGGCATTTTGCAGGAGGTGTATTTGGTGGAAACAAAGATAAATTGTTGGTTTTTGCTGATTTAATGAAAGAAAAATGTTTACAAATTATTTCTCAAGAAAAAACAATTATGTGGGAGGTAAACGTTTGGTATTTAATTTATTTAGAAAATAAAGAATTGTTTGACGCCTATTTTTGTGATCATAATTATACAATTATTGCAAATTATTAAAATTTCCCAAAATGTGTGTTTACTTTATTCAACAAGTAATAAAATATTCCAAATAATGAACTCATAAAAATATATCCATTGATATTTAAATTACCGTCTTTTGAAAAAAGCACCGGAAAATAGGAAAACAAGAATTTTCTGAAAAAAGGTAGTTGAAATAAAAAATAAAGTACTGCTAATAATATGGGTACTTGAATTTCGTTGTACATGTCATCCAATGAATTGGAACGACCCAGATTTAAATTATACTCATTCATAATATCACCCGCTTGTTGATAATTACTAATATAATCAACATTACCTTGTTGTTGACTTTGCGGCACTGGTGGTATAAAATTTGGCTGAATACTCATATCGTGAGTTAAATTACTAGTTGTCATTGGAATGTCTCTAGATGGTAATTGTGTTGCACCTGTTGCACTAGCTTGTTGAAGACCATTTACAATTTGGTTTATTGTAGTTTGGTCTAAATTAATAGAATTTGAATTGGTGTTGGCGTTAGAATTCATATTTTGCATATTTGATTGTGGCATTTGTTCACTAGCGTTTAGGTTTATATTATTCATATTATTCACACTACCGCCATTTGCTGGGTCGGTTGGTAAATCCATAATATTTGTAGTTGTGTTTGATGAATCGCTCATATTACTTTTATTGTCACTATAATTATTATAAAGAATGATTGATTATAATAATTACGCAAATCGCATAACATACCTAAAAAGGAACGATTCTTTTGCTTTTATCGCAAGTTGTAGATTTTGTTGTATATTTATAACATTTATTGTCATGTTTATATATTTTATCCTTAATTTCTTCTAAAGGGGGTGCGTGAAATATCAAACAGTCTTTGTCTTTACATATTGCTCTAAATAAAGAGGCCAATCCAAACCCCAATAAGATGGACATAATTAATTTACCGTTTTCAGTATGAATAAATCTACCTAGATGTAAGTTCATTTATTAATTGATATAATTATATATAAATAATTATATTAAATTTGAAGAGGAATTTTGCTTAATATTGAATTGTCTTTTGGACATTCAATTTCATTTGCTTCATAACGAAAACAGTTGTCGGCTTTATCCTTGAATATAATTTTATCAATATTTTCAGGGCTAGGATAAATATATATTGTTTTCATCTCCGGTCCGTAAACGTATACGAAAAATAAACCTATTGCAAAGCTTATTATAAATATACGGAATGAAATGTATTCAAATAACATATTTTATTTTGCGTTTGTTGTGTTATATACTATAAATATATTTTCAAATTAGTATTTTGTATTTTTTTGTATTTTGTATTTTCTAAAATTTAGGTTTTCGTTATATGTTACACATATTTATTGAATCCCACTTCCTGTTTGATTAAATTATTCAAAGCATCCACTAACATTGTGTAATCTTTTACACCATTTTTCTCATTATATAATGTTAAAAGCGTATTTTGGTATGATTTGTCCTGCTTGTTAAAAATATCATTGTAAATTTCATTTCCAAAATCATACTTATCATCTTCTAAAACTTCTGGAGGAAAAATAAGATTACTTGGTGTTGCAAAGTCCAAAGGTTTGTTTTCCTTTTTATATTTAACGTATTTATTCATGGTTTCTAATAACCATTCTTTATTACCCTCTTTTAACAAAATTTGTTTATACTTAGGTGACAATTTATTCCATATAGCTTGATATTCAGGATTTTCCCATGTAATTGTTCCGTCGTCATTGTAAGTAGGTCGCACTGTTATACCAAGATCGTCGCCATTTTCTTTATCCAGCGGACTAGTTTCAACAATAAGTTGTTTTTTAATACCGGTTTTTCTTATAGTCTTTTGTTTTTCACCCACGTTACCTACATAAATTTCGCCATAGTTAAAATTTACTACAGAAGGAGGTATATAACTATCTTCTAAATCCGCAATACCGTTCTTTCTTTGTATTAAGCGATATACACCTTCATATTCATCAAACTCAACCAAATTAACCTTGTATTTCAGAGAAGACAATTCTTTCAATTTGGATTCCATTTGATTTACATAAATGTCAATAGAATCCCTGACAAATTGGACATTTCCTGTGGAATCAAACTTTTTAATTGACATCTTTATTTCATTTACTAAAATGTAGACTTCTTCTTTCAATTTTGCAATACTTTCATTTGTTGTTTTATTATCCACAACATCAAACATGTGTTCATAATTAATATTCAACAAAAAACTGGTGTCATTAATAGCTTCTTTAATTTTATCAAAATTCTCAACAGCTGTTTCTGTTTTAGTATAACCAAAAAGCAGTTTGTTTTTATATTCAATAATTTCATTTTTATAATTTTCAATGTCTTTTTCCAATTCTTTAATATGATCCATCATGTTATACGTAACTCCAGCGTTAATATTAATATTCAAAGTACAAGGTTCACTTAAACTACCACATATTGCTTTTAATTCTCTAAAATCATCATTTGGTTCTCCACTGTGTTTTATGGAAAAAATGGTTCCTACAGGCCGTTTGCAATTGATACATTTTGGTTTCAATTGTTTGTATTCATTTCGCTTTTCTTTCCAACTCATTTGCTTGTTTTTGATTATTTTCTGTTTATCTTTATTGTAATCACTTTCATATTTGTTTTTCAATTTGTAATATTCATTAAATGCATCGGTTGCAGACATAGTGGTTGTAGACATATATTCTATATTTGTATCTAGTTATATACATATAGAATATATTTAATAAATAAGTTTTTTACTGAAAGTTTCAAATTCACTTTCCCAATTTGGTAATCCAGTGATTAACTCTTGATGTGCCTGTTTTTTAGCAAGCTGAAATTTTTGTACTTTGGATAAAATATACTGCTGTTTCTCTCTATCCTTTCTTTGTTTTTCCATAGGCGACAGTTTCCCCTTATATTTATAAATTAATATGCATCCTAAAATTGTTAAAAATAATAAAAATAATCCTATATTAAAAATCCAATTGTGAAATCTTTCTTTAAATATATGACATTGTTTTAGAGTTTCATTCAAAAAATATTTAACTCCGCTTTCTACTAATCTAGGAGGACGTATTTCTACATAGTCCATTATCATAATAATTACATTTATAATTATAAATTAAATTATACACAATATATAAAATATAATTATACAATAATGGCGAACAGTTATTTGAATATTATTACTTTTTTATTAACAACGCTTGTTTATTATTTGGCTTTGAAACCTAGTTTAAAATACAGTGACATGACAAATGCCGATAATTATAATAATTATTTAAGCAGTAATAAACTGTATTTAGCGGTTTATTTTTTTGCAATTTTAGTAATACAATTTATTGTAAATGCTTATGTAATAACTCAAACTTGTGGAGGAAATATTACTCAAAATATGTCCGCATCAGGAACGTTCACTTTTATTCCATGGTCATTAATTTTCGGGGCCGTTATTGTAGTTCTTATGGTTTATCCTGGATTTAAATCCGCATTTTCAGATGTAGTTGGTTATTATTATGTTGCTGGTTCAGCAAATAAATTATTAACAGAATTGTTAGTTAACAAAGATATTCAAAATAATATAGACGCTGATGGTGCTAGTACAGCTCAACAAAAAGCAGATATGCAACAAGCGGCTGATATGATTATTAAAATATGCGGAAATACATCTATATTGATAAATCAAATGGTACCAACCAATTTTGTAGAATACTGGAATATTTTGCGGCCTTTAATGAAATCACAATATCAAACTGATGGAGCAGAAGCAGATGCAAAACGAAACGAACTTTTTGAATTGATAGTTACACGTGATAATATTGGCGAAGCAATGTGGTATATATACAGTGGAATATTGATTACGTCTATTGTTCAATTAAAAATTGCTACTCGCGGTTGTATTACAGACCCTGCACAAATGGCTAAAAATTATCAGAATTATTTAACAGAACAAAAAGCCGCACAAAAACAGGAAAAACAAGCTACTAGTACTGTGTATACGTTGACAAATTAGACCGAAACGAAAATGAGACGACAAATCACGACAAAACATATAAAAAATGATTTAAAAAATAGGCATTATATTATATAACAAGTAACTAAAATGACTGGTAAATATCGTAGATATGACTTGATTGGCGCAATTAATTTTTGGTGTAGTAAGAATGGTGGCTCATACTTTACATACATAGAAAAAAAAACTAAAGCAGAATTAGAAGCAATCGTCGCACAATACAATATAAATGTAGACGAAATGTTATTTGAAGAAGCCAAACAGGAAGAGGAAGCGGCAAATGTCATACCAAAAATGCAAGCAATAATTAAAAAAAACATAGACTTTTTACTAGATAAAATAGAAATGTTGGAATCACTTTTGAATGACGAACAAAAAGAAAAATACTTGGAATTTTGTAATTCACAAGAAAACCCGAATCAATTATAATGTAATGTAACGTAATAAATTACACCATATGGTTGAATATTTTTATCAATTCAAATTTATCATCTTCGTCTATTTTTTGAATATACAATAAATCTATTTTACTTAGCTTAATTTTATTTATAATTTTGCTCTTAATTTCAGTTAGGTGATCTAGTTGAGAATTATTTTCAGGAGTAAAAATAATGTCAAAGTCAAATTTAAAATCTAAACTATGTTCTAATTCATCATCATCACTTTCAAATTCATTATCTCTATATGCAATAAATTCACTTAATTCATCGTCGCAGTCATCGTGTTCATGATTGTATTCTGAAACAACGTCAACGTCATTATCATGTCCATTTTTATGGGTAATTTTTATACAATCTAGATTTTCGTTTGTAATACTACCATTAGTACCGTTACTATCAAGACTAATAATATTTTCCATCATAATTATTTATTATAATACAAAGTATATTTTTTTATATTATAATACAAATAAAATCAAAAATTAAAACAATCTGGGGCTCGCCAAGTAAAACATCACTATTAAATAACTTACAATTCCTAAAATAAGCGATAATAGCCAAATAGGCAAAATAGTTTTATTCTTGTATCCAATACCAAACTCCCTAACACTTCCATCTTTATTATATAAAAATGCCGGTTTTATCATGACAATTAATCCAAACATGAATACAAATAAAATAATGGATATTAATGTAATGTGTTCTCTTATATAATTTTTATTTATTAACATTGTTGGTTTCTTATTTAATATAAATTATTATTATATTAAATTATTATATATTTTTTTATATTAAAAATAAAAAAATAATACCTATCATAAAATGGAAGATTTTTTTGTTTTGTATAAAAAAGTAAAGGCTAATCCCGGTTTTATAAATGTAATAGGTGAACAATTTGTCAATAAAGGGGTTGAAATTTATAATAATAAAACTATTGATTTATCTATAAAAGAAAGTGTTTTATCTAAACTTATTGAAATTTATCCAAATGAACCAGCTTTTTACTATTTTATGGGGTTTTGTTTTAAAGATATAGAACCAAATAAAGCAATATCATTTTTAGAAAAATCGTATGAACTGAATCCACGTAATATTGAAAATTTAATTGATTATTGTAATTTGTTACATAATCTTGGAAATTCAAAAAAAGTCATTCAAATGGATAAAACTTTACCATTTGGTGATTATTTAAAAGATTATCGCCTGTTAAATGTATTTGTAAATTGTAAATATAGAGAAAATTACTATAAAGACCTATTAAACCAACTTTTATATATTATAAAAGTGCAAAACACTCTTCCACAACTTACCACAATTGATAAAGAATGTATAACTGCAGCTTATATGAATGCAGGGCACATTTCTTCCAATTTGGGAGATCATGAATCTTCTATGGTATACACTGAAAAAGCGTTTGAACTGGCTAATCACTATAATTTAACTAGTAAAACAAAATTTGGATGTTTTCAAAATTTAATATCACTTGAAAACTATAAATATCATGTTCAATTGAATCACTTTAATAATACGTTGTTAATAAATAATTTATATCCAAATACTAAAAAATATAATTTTAATATTAGTAGCAATAAAAATAATCATAAAAAAATTCGCATAGGATATGTTTCAAGCGATTTTTTAAATCATGCCGTTTCTAATTTTATTTTACCTATTTTAAAAAATCATAATAATGAATTGTTTGAAATATATGTTTTTAATAATCAAAAAAATCCAATACATAGTTTAGATTTTTTTAAAATAAATTGTTATCAGATTTTTGACTTATCAGATGAAGAAGCGTCGGATTTGATAAATAGTTATGAAATAGACATTTTATTTGAATTGAACGGATATACTGAAAATAGTAGATTGGGTATCTTTTCACTAAACCCGGCACCTATTCAAATTGCTTATTTGGGATATCCAAATACAACTGGATTAAAAGGTATTCAGTATAGAATTACAGATAACATTGCAGATAATCCCGAATCATTGCAAAAATATTCAGAAAAATTAATCAAAATGCCCAAAAGTTTTTTGCTTTATGAAACTATTAATCAAAATATACCAATCATTCCAAGAAAAACAAAAGATATTATTATTTTGGGTTCTTTGAACAATGAAAAGAAAAATTCAAAAGAGTTGTTAGAAACTTGGAGAACTATTTTACATGTTTGTCCAAATACAAAGTTGTTAATTAAACTATTAGCATATGATGATTTAATTGATAGACAAAAATATTATATGACTAAATTGAATGTTGCTAAGGATAGATTAATATTGATTACAAAGGTGGATGAGACTGGTTATAATAAATTGTTCTCAATGGTAGATATTGTTTTGGATACATTTCCTTATAGTGGAACAACAACAACTTGTAACTCTTTATATAATTCTATTCCAGTGGTGACATTATATCACAAAGATTATCATTCTCATAATGTTAGTAGTTCCCTTTTAAAAAATGCTGGACTAGATGAACTAGTTACTTACAGTAATGATGACTATATTTCTCTAGTAAAAAATCTAGCCAGTAATCCTTCGCAAATTGACGAATACAAAGAAACAATCCACAAAAAATTTATAGAATCAATGAATACTATTGAATTTATGCAGGATTATGAAAATATTTTAAAAGGTTTGTACACAAAATAAATAGAACCTTTTCAGGTTTATTAGACCTTTTCTCATTTAGAGAAACGCGTATTTTATATATGAAAAATACTTAAACCTAAACATGCTATCTATATATTATCATGAAATTTATAACAAATATCATAAACAAATTAAAACCAAAATCTCTACCAATGCCTCTTGGTAGATGGAGACTAGAGAAGTGTAATACTCAAATGAGTAATAAAATAGATTTATCAAATGAAGACCATTGTGGACCTTGCGGTGAATACGCATTGGAAAAAGTAAAATTAAAAAACGATGTAAAAAACGATGTAAAAAACGATGTAAATAAAAATATTAAATGAGGAAATGGGAAAAGAGTAAAATAGAAATAATAATAATCGCAAACATTATTATTATTTAACTTCCACTCTAATTATTATTTACGATTCGTAATAATCATCGTAATCAACATCATCTCCTTCAAACTGTCCATCTAAATAATCCTCTGTATATCCACCAATATCATATGCTTCGCGTTCTATTTCATTTTCTCTCTCTGTTTCTTCTATCAAATCATCCAAAACCATATCCATATTAGTATTGTCCATATTTGTTTCACGCATTTTCTTTTGTGCTTTTCTTTCAAATTGTAACATTTGATCAACAAATTCGCGCTCTTCATCGTATGTTTCTTTTACGTAACTCGTGAGCCCTTTTTGCAATCCTTTACTCCAAATCCCAAGTTTATTTACTTTCAATATTGTATCAGCATCTCTCTGCTCGTCTGTCATTGTTTTCAATCTATCTGTAATAATATCTTTTTCTTTTTCTTTTAATTTGAAAATTCTATCAATCACTTGATCGTATGATATATCTACAATTTCCTTGTATGAATTCATTATGCGTAAAAATTCAATTAACAAATTCGCCACTTTTTGTTTTAGCTCTTTTTTGTCTCCACTTAGTAAATTAGTATCAAATTCTATTCTGTTATCAATGTCAACATTAATATCAATAGCAGTATTATTTTCGTCTAAATAATCAACTGAAACAATATCTTCTACATCAACTCTAGTTCCCACTATATTTTTACGTTGAATGCGTTTTACTATCATGGAAGGTTCGTCTGATAAGTGAATGTACTCACTTATTACTTTCAACAAATAATATTCATATAAAAATTTGCTGGTTCGTTCATCAAAAATAGGTTTCGTTTCGGCGTCTTTTCCATCTTGTTTATTTTTAATAGTTACAAACGTTGGGGTGTTTTTGGATAGTTTCAAAAGATTATCGCAGTTTCGTTGGACTCTTTGTAATATATTACCCAATGCAGGAACATCATAAAATACTCTCAGTTTATCATAATAATCGCTAATGATTGTTTTTATTTTGCCTTCATGGTTTTTGGATAAACCCAAATATTTTGGGATGTAATTTTCTTTGTAATCTACTTTGTTCAAAATAATATTAGGGAAAATTCCCACAAAATTGTCAATAAACGATTTGAAAAAATGCGTAAAATTGTAGACATTTTCCGATTTTTTATCAGACCAGTCAGACAACGTATTTATGAAATCGTAGACTTCGTTCATTTTATTTCGCGTAATATCTCTCCCTTTGTTTTCACGCAAAAAATCAGTTAAATCCAATTTCATAGATTCAATTTGTTTGATCAAAAAGTTATTTAAATCTTTTACCTCTTTAGTAGTTTCATCGGATCCTATATCAAATGTATCCATTGCACTCAATAATAGATTCACTAAAGAAGAAGGAACCGTTTTTTCATTTTCTGATTTAAATTCCTCTAATAAATACGTTAATTTTCTCAGCGACGACACTAGAGTGTTATCCATATCAATATGAATAATATTGTTTCTTGAAATAATTTGTAGCATTCGTAAAAATGAATCCAATGAATAGTTTATTCCAGATTCTTTCAATTTTTTCATGATTTCTTCTCTGCTATCAGTTAAATTGATAATATCCAATGGTTTTTGGTTGCATAATGGAATTATATTTTCAGGTATAGGTAACAAAGACGTAAAATTACAGTAATAAATAAATGCATTATAGATTGTCTTCTCACTGAATTCTTTTTTAATAGGGGGATATATATTTTTTGTATTTATTGGACTGTACAGCAAAACCGCAGTAGAATAACCTATTATATCGCTTACAATATTTGATAAATTTGCGACTATATTATTATATTCACTAATTCTACTATCCTCTTTTTCAAAATAGCCAATTGCAGTGGTTTTTTGACTATTTGTCTCTTGACAACAAGCATTCTCCAAATAATATTCATTATTCATTTTACTCAAAATCATATCTTTCTTTTTCACTATATCTTGTATTCTCTCTTGAATAGCAAGAGAGAACTGTATTATTTTAGATTGAACAACCAAGATTTGTTCATCTTGTTTTCTATTGCCCGATTTTAGATGGTCCAATAGACTCTTTTTAAATTCGCTAGAAATGTTCACTAGATTTTTAATTTTAAAAGGTATCAAAGGGGGCAAAAATTGTGTCCATTTAATAACATCGTATTCGGCTGGGATTGCTTCCTCTGGATTTGTTAGCAAATATTCATTTTTCTCGTCCATTTTTCGTTTGACATCAGGCAATTTCAACAAGTATTCATTTATTACAAGTATTATTTTTTTCTCAATATATTCTTCCTTTGAGTTTTTCAATACATACCATGGTCTAGCTACATTTTTTCTGATTTGATAACATATGCATGTTAAATAACGCACACTTGTCATGTCCCCAACACCATCAAAAGGAAAACCACTAAAAGACCTAACACAGCCAGGAAATGTTTTTCTTGTTTTTATAGAAGGAATACTAGTTTGAGCTGCGATCAAAAACATACCCAATGTATAATATAAAATACTAGTGTAATACAGATCTTCATAACTCATCGGTGCTTTTGCAGTAGTGCTCGCCTTATTGGATAATTCTTTGATTCTTTTTTTATAATCTTCTTCTTTGGGCATTGTGGTTTTCAATACATCTTTCACACAGTTGATAATAAAATCTTTTTGATATTCTATATTTAATCCCATTGCAACTGAGAGAGTAGTAACAATATTTGAAATCATAATGGATTCTGGATTATCTAATTTTAAAACCGCGTTTTCTTTCAGGGTTTGTTGTTTTTGTTGAGTTGCAAGTTTGGTTCCTGCGTCTTCTTCCAATACACTACGAGTTGATATCTTAAACCCAGCCTCATAACCTTCTTCCACGTCAAAATCTATGTATTTAATAGTATAACCACTGTATTTGTCAACCCATTTGTCGCCGTCATCACTTAATACGCCGATGTTTTTAATGATACGTTCCATTACAAATTCGTAATTGGAGTTGTCATTTAAATAAGCTGACGCTAAATTGTATTTAAAAGTAGGAAATAATTCGGTGTTTGTTTCTACACAATATAACCAATGAGGCGTTTCTTGAATTCCAAGCGGTCCTAATCCATCCTCCGTAAAAGTACGTGTACACGTATTCACAAATTTAATAATGTCGTGTTGTTTTTTAACAAAATCGTTTTGACCCAAGATAAGATCTCTATATTTTGCAAAAGGAGTGACGATAACAGCATTTATTTGGGCAACATCCATTCCCTCCCCCTTATCTATTTGATAACCCAATTTATATTTTTGATTATTGTATTTCAATACGTAATTATTCTTGATTTTCGCGAATATCTTGATGTTTTCAAGCAAATAATTGTATTTTTTATTGAACTTTTCTTCAAATTCTTCTTTGGATTCACTGTAATTTTTATCAAATTCATTTATAATATTTTTCAATGCATTGTTTTTCAATTCCGATTTACTCAATATCATACTTTCACATTTATCACCATCACCATAAATAGTTTTTTCTGGAATACTAACACATTTTTCCTGCAAATTACATAATAAATTGGAATCTGTAATACCATCTTTTTTAGTAGCATCACTAGCGTCGCCAACATCAAAATCAGCATCTAGCTCCCATTTATTATTTTTACGCACATAATATTCAAAGGCAACGTCGTTAGTTGTTACATTTTTTAGTATAGCATATTGTCCATTTATCACTTTTTTGAAACCATTTATCAATGTATCCGCCAAATAATCAGCGTCTTCATCATTTATTTTTAAGGCGTTTTTCAATTTATTTGTTAAAAACATGATGAATTCTTCAGGAGTTTTTGTAAACATGTCTTTTTCATAGTCATCCAATACTCCATAATTCGTGTCATCGTATTTTTTATCAAAATAAATTTGCTTATCATTATCATTCAATAATTCTTCCCTGTTAAAATATAGTTTTGCAATGACTTTTTTCTTACATGAATTCAATGAATCGCCTTTTTCATCTTTTATATTTTTGTCTATTAGGGATTTTTCATCTTCAAATAAACTAGTAAATTGGTCAGGATATCTTAAATGCATATTTTGCAATATAAGTGTCGCGCTATAAAGTTTGGAACTATCCTTCACTGTAATTTTTCTTAGAATTTCATTGTTGGAATAGGAATCGTCTTTCAAATTATTATCAATATCAATATCATAATCATCAAATAATTCGCGACGTTTATTATTTTTATCTGAAACAATATTTACGACAGGAAACGCAGCAAATGGCATTGGTTTTGCGCTTAGGTTCATATTTTTCAAACTGTAAAACAATTTACTTCGTTCAATAAAATTTTTATTGTATTCGGAAATCTTTTCGTTAATGAAAGCAATAATATCTCTATATTGTTGATAAGTTAAATTATCCGTGTAAATTAAAAAAGGCTCTAAATAGCTGACAACATCAATAATAGAAAATTTACCGTGTATATATTTTTTCATCAAATTAAAAAGAATACGAGTTTTCGGAACAATGATATCTATAAATTGATTGTAAATTTCGGTTTTGGTAAATCCTCTTTTATCATCTTCTGATAGATTGTTGACAAAATTTTTAATATTGTTTACAAAGTTGGTTTCATTGTATTCTATATTATCATTGAAATTGTTTACAGTAATTACTTCAACATTTGTACTTTTCTTCAGTAATTGCCAATAATTAATAAAAATAGAGTTTAAATTTGCACGATTTAAAATATTAGTGCCTGGTAAATTAATTTGTGAAAATCGTATAAAGGGTTCAGGTAGGGTTAACACTGATTTCAAATATAACTCATCAGATTGAGTCAATTTTACTCTTACCGATTCAAAACGACTACCTTTAAAATTGGTAGCTTCTAATTTAGTTAATCCTAAATTATATTTTTGAACCACGAAACGTTGCGTGTTTAATAAATTATTACGGAAAACACTTGAGTAAAAATCTCCCAAATTATCAATGATAACATTCATGTCAGTATTGGTCATTTTTTCAATCATTAATTCTGATAACTGTTCATCGTTGATATAATCAAAAGGTGTAAAATGTGGATTTAATTCCTTATAAAGCGACGAATATTTATTTTGTTCGTTTGGTAATGTATTACTTCTAAAATTTTCAAGTAATATTTTTATATTATCCAAATCATCGTTTAATTCCAAATTTACTATATCAGAAAACTCATCTTCTGCTAGTAAAGAGTTGTCCACGTATGTTTTTTTGATATTTTTAACTACCGGTATAATCCATAATAAATTTTTATTAAAGTTATTGAAGAATTGTAATAGTGGTTTGTAGTCAGGCTTGTAAAGTACCGAACCACTGACATTACCGTATTCATCAAAAGTAGAGAATTGTTCTCTCAATTGTACAAAACGCTCAATAATTATGTGAATATTATTGAGAACTCTATTTGTTCGTTCCGCGTTTGGAATAGTAGATAATAATTCATCTAGTAAATCGTTGGTTTGAGTTTCAATACTATACCTTTCTGTTTTACCATAAACATCAACAAACTGGACAATTGGTCCTAAAACTTCATTGCCGAATTGGATTTGGTCGGCTTTTATAATAAACTCCCTCATTTGGGTTTTTACGTCTCCCAATGGGACCTCAAGTTGTAATGGCTGTTGTTGTTTTCCAATGCGAACACCTTGCTCATTAATAAGCTCGGGTAGTTCAACTTCAGCTTCTGCGTCAGGAGGAGCTTCCTTTTGGGATGATACGCAAGGTTTCTCTCTTATTTCAATCATTTCTATTGGTAAATCTTCAGGAATACCTTTGTAGTCAAAATTAATATAAATGACATCATCGTCTACCATAGTCAGTTCTATCATATCATTTTCTAAATTAGTTATTTCGCCTGTAATAATAACCGGTAAATCTCCGCCGAAATAAATGTTTACACATGTCCCAGGTAATAAATTGTTTTGTCGTGCATATCCTTTTTCACTGCTTCTACTCTTAATAATCAATTTTGTGATTGTTCCATCGCCTATAATTCCATTTTCATGTATTTTTAATTTGACAGATTCCAATGTCGCCTCATTTATTAGAATCATCTTAGTTTCATCAATGTAATCAATATAAAAAGTTTGTTCATTTAGTTTTTCATTTTTAGGATCATATAATTCAATAATGTCTCCTAATTGAAGCTGTATTAGTTTGTCTTTATCATTCGCGTTGGTTTTTTCATTATCACTATTTATACTAGATTTTTCATTGTTATTAAATATATTTAACATATTATTATTGTTATCGTTGTTCTATATTTATGTTAGATATTTTTATGCTTAAGTAGAAAGTATATTGTTATTATTTAAAGAAAACACCATATAATAAAATAAATTGTAGAATAAAATGACAACTATATCATACGTAAATTTAGGTAGTATTGAAGGATTCAATACATTACTTCACGATGATACAAATAATACTTCTAATATTCTTAAATTAAATAAATTAGAATGTAGAACAGAAAACAATCAACAATATAAAATAATTACTTATGATAAATCGGTTTTAAATTATGATTTAGTTGATACATATGGTTTGTGTAGGTCAGTCATAGTTAATAGTAAAAATAGTGTAGTCAGTTTTGCGCCGCCTAAATCATTACAAGCGGATAGTTTCCTGAAATTATATCCTGAACCCAATGAAGATATTGTTGCGCAAGAATTTGTAGAAGGAACTATGATAAATGTATTTTTTGACCCAACTATTGGCTTGGCGGGTGGTTGGGAAATTGCAACAAGAAATATAGTAGGCGCCACATGCGGTTTCTATTCAATGGAACAAGAAAAAGACTCGCAAAAAACCGAGAAAAAGACCTTCAGGGCCATGTTTTTAGAAGCAGCAAAAGAAAATAATTTGGTTTTGGAAAATTTAAATACAAAGCTTTCTTATAGTTTCGTTTTACAACATCCAAACAATCGTATTGTTATACCAATAAAAAAACCCCAGCTATATTTGGTTGCTATTTATTATATTGATAACAAGGATAAAAATAATATAACTGTATTTACGTCAGAATTACAAGAAAACAAAGATTATTGGTATACCACAACCATTAAATTTCCTGAAATTTATGAATTCAACGACTATAGTGAATTGATTGATAAATATGCATCCATGAATACAGAATATGATAGATTGGGAGTAATATTATATAACAAAAAAACATGTCATAGAACAAAAATACGGAATCCGGTTTATGAGGAAGTTCGTCATTTGCGAGGCAACCAATCAAAATTGCAATTTCAATATTTAACTTTGAGAAAAGCCGGTAAAATGAATGATTTTTTAAAGTTTTTTCCCGAAAACAAAAGAGAATTTTCACTTTTTAGAGATCAAGTGCATTTATTTACCAATACTCTTTTTTATAATTATATTTCATGTTATATGAAAAAAGAAAAACAATTAAAAGAATTTTCACCACAATATAGAAATCATATGTTTAATATTCACGAAAAATACAAAAATGAATTAAAACCTGAAAATAAATTTGTAACTAACAGAGTTGTTATTGAATACGTGAATAATTTACAACCGCAATTATTAATGCATAGTTTGAATTATAATTATCGTTTGCATATGATTGATATTGTAAAGACTCATTTAGAGTAAAATATAGCAAAAAATAAAATATAATTACGAAAAATAAGTTTACTCTTAAATAAAAATTTTAACATTTAGTAATAAATGTCTAAAACGCTAGTCGTAATTCTAAATCAAATTAGATCTCATGAAGTAACGTTTGATAATTTTAAGAAAAATGTTATAGATGAATTAAATGCAGATTTATGTTTATGCATTGGAATAAAAAGTGATTATGATTATAATAATCCGTTTCACAATTTAGCAAAATATAAATTTTTATATGATGAACCCGATGATTTTGGAGACGCTTTTGAATATGCTTACAATATAATAAATTCTTATTCAAATAAACCGAAATATGAAAAAATAGAAAATATAAATGCTGCTTACGGAAAAATACGAAGTCCACGACAATCAACAGAAATTATTACTTATTATGGTAATTGTGATATTATAAATGATATAAATAATTTTGATGACGATGAAATTATAATAATCTCAAAAGATTTTCCGAATGATTTATGGAGTAATCAAGTGTATGGTATAAAAACAAGCGATAATAATAATTTGATTAGTGAAGAAAATGTAATAACCTATAAAAAATCTTTATATTGGCGTGAATTTTTAAAAGTGAAAGATCAAATTTTAGGAAGAATAAAAGATGATGATAATCAACATCAAGGATCTGGAGGCATATCAATATTTTTTAGATGGTTTTTATTGAAAAATCTTATTGACAATGATTTAATAAACATGTATGACAGATTTATTATTACACGAAGTGAATTTATATATCAAATACCACATCCAAAAGTAGAACTTATGAATGAAAAATATATATGGATACCCGATTGTGAACATTGTGGTGGATATACCGATAAACACGTTGTATTATCTAAAAATAATATTGAATCATATTTGAATATTTTAAATAATTTTGTAGTTAGATCAAACGACTATTTTATAAAAATGAAAAAATATGATTATTGGAATCTAGAAAAATTAATAAAATTTCATTTGCAACAAAACAATGTAATACATCTTGTCAAAGAATTTCCTTACGTTATGTTTGGTGTATTGAGGCAATGTGATAATTCAAATGAATTAGATTATCATATTAAAATTAAATATGAAAATGAATATGATATATCAATATATTATAAAAGTGAATTTGAAAAATCTGGATTAACTATTGATGACTTTTATTGCAAAATCCTTACTAATTGAAAGCCTTACACTTTCTTATTTGTTTATCCTTATAACCCGATATTTGAAATGTAAACACAAAGACGTGTAAAAGTGATAATAGAATATAATACAGATCAAAATATATTAGTAAAAAATAATAATGTAAACTATTTTATAATTATTATTTTTCATTTTTGATTTTTCTTATTGCTTGGTTTATTTCTGCAAACTTTGCAAAAGAATTTAATCAGTCTTTAAAAATTCCTTTGCGATCTTTGCATATATATTTCTAGCGTCTTGAATACTTTCTTGTAAATATCCTTTAATACTTGAAACATCAATCGGCTGCTTAAAAGCAATGCGAATGATGCTTTCAACGTCGTGAGGATGAAACTTTTTAAATCCAACAAACGATACTATCTTTGTACCTTCAAAATATTTTTCATGTAAAATAAATTCTAATAATTTTCCAATAGTATAATCTTCATTGTCTAATTTTATATCATAACAATTAGCCATTGTGCTAAGTGAATTTTTAATTTCAACTTCGTCTGTATGAAGTAGCATGTCTAATTCGTGCAATCGTTTATCAATAATTTGACATGCTTTATTGACTAATTCTACGTTACTATATACCCCTATTGTTTGAACTACAAAATCAAAACTGTCTTTTTTTACAATACGTAGTGCATCCAATAATTTCCAGTTTTTTGACTCAAAATCAATTTCTTTTTCATTTTTACCTTCATCTTTCCATCCTTGAATTTTTTTTGCTAATTCTTTGTCAATAGCTACATCATCTGGAGTGAAACCATACGAGCACGTGGAGACAACGTTAAACATACCATCATCTTTTGCAGTAGATACAATAAATTCACATGTTAAATGTATTTTTTCACCGACTAAATCATCTGAAAGTTTAGGACGCAATCTAACAAAATCAACAAAATAACCAGTATAATCATTAGGAGGGAAAATATTTCTTGTATCTTTTTCACTTAAATACGAATCTGTTAAAAGGTTCTTAATCTTGAAATCTTGGGTGGTTACAAACATAGTTGTATCACTAGTATTTTCAACATTCACTTCTAATAAATAATTTTTTAGGTTGATTTCTTCGTAATTGGGTATGTGAATTGGAATGCAACTCAATCGCTGTTTTAAAATTTCATTGTTTAAACGTGTTGTATTTGTAAAAATGGTTGCTTTACATTCTTCATATGGTGAAGTCTTGAATACAACGGTTGGAATATCAGATAAAATAGTTCGGCGAATAGCATTAGCAATACTCACATTTACACCGCTTATTGTAAATGATAATATATCACTTTTCTTAGTCTTTTCTTCAATGTGAGGGTTCATGATTATATAAATATGAATACTATATATTTATATTTATATTGAATTAATAAATCATTTTTTTTTAAAATTAGTTTAAATTAGTTAAAAATAGTTTAAATAAAGATACTAATAAATTATATAGAAATAATAGAAACTCATGAGTACAATTTTATATTATAGTAATTTTTGCGAACATTCTAGAAAACTTCTACAGACTTTATCTAAAACAGATATTAAGAAAGATATTCATTTTATTTGTATAGACAAAAGAGTAAAAGATAACAACAACAAAACTTTTATTGTTCTTGAAAATGGTAATAAAATTTTGATGCCTGACAATATTAGTAGAGTACCTGCTTTATTATTATTAACTCAAGGATATAATGTTCTTTATGGAGATGCTATTTTAGATCATTTTAGACCGGTTCAGCAAAATATGGTAAAACAAGCGACACAAAACAATATGGAACCAATGGCGTTTTCATTTGGAAGTGGTGGAGGGGGGTTTGGTGACGTAGTTTCAGATCAATACAGTTTTTTGGATATGGATGCTGAATCTTTGACTGCAAAAGGAAATGGAGGAATGAGACAGATGCATAATTACGTTGATCTAAACATGAGTAATCAAATGGGTATACACTGTCCGGAAGATGACCATGATTATAAGAAATCCAATAAAATACCAGAGGGTTTGACAGTTGAGCAATTACAACAACAAAGAGAACAAGATTTTCAAAAATTGTCAGGTAATCGTCCACCAATGGGTATATAATAAACACATTTGAATTATTTATTTATAATGAAAGCAATTTAAACATAAATTAAAAATAAATTTATAGTAATTATAATTTAATGTCAGCTCAAAATATTTTAACCGCATTTAATGATCATTTTGTAGAATTCATTTCAGACGTTCAATCGGTATTTCCTGAAAATGCAGATGTATTGACAGCTAAAAATTCGTTAATGATGATTAGAAAAGCGAACCCTAAAATGATTATTAAAATATGGCGTTCAAATATAGTTGACAAATATAGAAATCAAATTGAAAATGGAGACATTTCTTTTTTTATTGAAAAAGATTATTCTAGTGATTTATATAAGGCAGAATATTCTGATAAAATAATGGAAGGTATTGATAGATTACGTCAACCAATTAAAGACATGGCTCCAGAAAATCGTGCAAAGACAATGAAATATATTCAAAACTTGACAAAATTGTGTATTTTGTATGAAAGTTAGTTAAGTTTGTAAATAATAATAGAATTTCTAATATTATTTACAAAAAGAGAGACTTAAAAAAATAAAATTATATAGAACATATATCAATAAATGTCCGGGACCGCGTCAAATAAAAAAGAAGTACCTGAAGAATTTTCAAGGGTTATCAAGGATTTTGTTAATGATATTAAAATAACATTTCCTGAGTATTTACCAATTATTAACAAGTGGTGGAAAGATTCGTCTAATTTTGATTATATTGAAGATGACGAAGAGAGAACAAAAGCTAACCAACAATCCGAAAAGACAAGCACTAGTATTGTATTTTCGTTTTGTCAAAAAAAGTATCCAGTGAAATTTTTTGAAATACTTTATCAAAATGAGGAAATTTTCAAGGAAGATTCTACTGTAGACACAGAATTTTTACCACATATTCATTTCAAAGATTTATGGCAATTTGATATTACCGATAAAACTAGGGAAACCATTTGGAAATATTTGCAATTAATCATGTTTTCTATTATTAATACAATAGACAACAAAGAAGCTTTTGGTGACAGCGCAAAATTATTTGAAGCTATTAATGACGGTGATTTTAAAAATAAACTAGAAGATACAATGACAAAAATGCAAGAGATTTTTAATATGAAAAGTTGTGGTGGCGATCACGATGATGGAACCGATGGTAATCATGGGAATGCTGGCGGTGATGGTAATACAGATGGTATGGGAACAAACTTTGGTTCAAATATGAATATGGGAGATTTACCAAATCCAGCTGATTTACATGACCACATTACTGGTATGTTAGAAGGAAAATTAGGTAAATTAGCAAAGGAAATCGCTGAAGAAACTGCTGAAAATTTGGACTTGGGTATGGATATGGACGGAAACGCTGATATGAAGGATGTATTTAATAAATTAGTTAAAAATCCAGGAAAGTTAATGGGACTTGTAAAAAATGTTGGCGAAAAATTAGATACGCGTATCAAATCAGGAGAAATCAAAGAAAGTGAATTAATTGCAGAGGCCACAGAAATAATGAATAAAATGAAGAATATGCCTGGAATGGACGGAATTCAAGAAATGCTTAGCAAGATGGGTATGTCTGCTTCAGGATTAGGTAAAGGCGGAAAAGTTAATTATGGAGCTATGGAAGCTGAATTGAATAAAAAAATGAGGCTAGCTAAAATGAAAGAGAGAATGCATGCTAAATCTGAGATGAATAAGGCGGCAAAAGAAAGTCAAACTCAACAACAACAACAAACAAGTAAACCTGCAATGAGTGAAGAAGAACTAGTTGCTTTATTTAACAAGGGTGAAAAAGCCGAGAAAACACCCCGAAACGCGAATCCTAATAATGAAACTTCTGGTCAGAAACCTCAACAAAATACGAACACTAATTCAAGCAAAACAAAGAACAACAAGAAAAAGGGAAAGAAATAAAGATAATACGCGTATAGAATTTAAATATAACACTATAAATAAATATTATATAAAACAATAAGTAAATTATATAATGTTTGAAAACATGTCAACTTCCGGTAAACACTTAATATGTGATTTCAAAAACATAAAAAACACACAATTATTGAATAGCAAACAAGAGCTAAAATTAATGTGTAAAAATATATGTATTGAAAATAATTTTACAATTTTAGGTGAAGTTGACCACGAATTTCACCCACAAGGTTGTAGTTTTATTTTTTTACTTTCAGAATCACATTTATCAATTCATACGTTTCCTGAAAAGAACCATTTAGCATTTGATTTGTATACGTGTAGACAATATGACGACAATAGTGTCTATATAAATATTTATTTAGAATTATGCAAAAAATTAGGGACATCCTCAGCGCAACAATCAGAATGTAAAATTATTGACAGGGCCTTCTCTTCAACCTTTAGAAATCCACCTTTAGAAAAGGTGGAGCCAAATTTTAATAATGGTTTTGCTCCACTTTTTTTAAAAGTGGATAAATAATGGTTTTGCTCCACTTTTTTTAAAAGTGGATAAATAATGGTTTTGCTCCACTTTTTTTA